GAACTCTTGATAAGGAGTTACTGTTTGATTTGTGAGCAGCATCGATAATGCCAAGAGCTTCCTTGGTGGTGAGACTTCCTATGTAAATATCGGGGTCATCATCCAATGGTTCAAGGAATTCTGCCAAGCCATTGTGGTCGGTGCTATAAGTCATGAAAAATGTACTGGTGAGAGGGTACAAAATAAAAATACCCCACCTAGCAAGTAAAAGCTAGGCAGGGTATAGGGTTTGTTATGCAGTTTCCTGTGTTGCATACTTGGATACTGGAATATCCTGAATGGTTACGACTTTCCACTTGTCGCAAGTGACCTCTTCTCCATCTCTGGTGTAGACCCAAGTCTCGTAGCGGGCACGGACAATGATGTCACGGCGATCTTCTTTGATACGTGTCTCGACTTCGGTAGCGAGTGCTCCGAAACCGTTGTCAGTTGATTCAAAGAAGTATGATCTGCCTTCTTGGTAACCTTTTGTCTGCTTGTTCCAAACTAAGGGAGTTGCTTGGAATCTAATAGACTTGTTACCGTTATACTCGCTGGGCTTGAGATCATTGAGATCTGCTGGTAAGCGTAACTTGAGCTCTAGGTTGCACCAAGCCTGACCTGGTGCTGACTCGGTAGCTTTAGCGGCATCTATCTCAGCCTTAGCTTCTGATAGTTGCTGAGTAAGCTTTTCGATTTGAGTAACTTGAGCTGCAGTCATAGAAATTAACCTGTAAGTGGGAAAAATGTACCGATGAAATGGCACACTAAAAAACCCCCACCTCGAGTAAATCGAAGCAGGGGTAGTGGGAATGTGTCTGACCTGGTGCTTACCAGATATATAGATGACACATGGCTGGTTCTAGTCCATCTTTAACGCATTGCATGTAAGCTTTGTAATCTTCCTCAGAGAGCTTGTGCATCTTATCGATACGCTTCTCCTGCAGGACTTCTGTTACATAATCAACTGAGTTAAGCATGACAGAGAGTACAAAAATGTACTGATGATGGTGGACAATAAAAAACCCCCACCTCGATTGAAACGAAGCAGGGGTGTTGGGATGACATAGTGCTTACCTAGTGAGTATGTTGAACTCTGGGATAGTCGGGGTGAAGTCCCAAAGCTTGAGCGAAAAGAATAGATTCCAGTCGCCATCGCAGTTGTAATATCGGAGGGCTACTCCAATGATTACTCCTATGATCCAAGGATTTGCAAGAGATTTAAGCGTAGTCATGAATAAAGAATGTACTGATGTAAGTGGACATTAACATACAACTAACATCAAATAGTGCAACACCTACTGAGTTGAGATATAGGTACAAAATACGTCTACCCTTTGGGATTGATAAGCTATAAGTGTGAGATAGCAACAGTAATATCCAAGCGTCAAGAGATCTGGAGCTAAGGAGCGAGCGAGGGAGCGGCGTGCAGAATATGCGTTATGTATGCGGGTATGTGCTGGATAACTGTTGCCTACGCAGGAATGCATGGGGATAGCTAATGAATGCAAAGGAATAGCTCCATTGAAATCGCATTCAAATGAAATCAGGTGCGTTTAAGTAAGCGATAGCGTGTGCGATTGCGATTGGTTGTTATCAATTAACTAACATCGCTCAGTGCAGCACTAACATCAACGCTTATTGCTCTAAAGATTTGCCTATTCTTTTTTTGTTTGGAAGGTTCTATAACTCGCAGTGGGTGTTTAATGTACCGGACGCTGAGAGGAATTTTTCGGATTTTTCCCACGAGGCCCTAAATAGTGAATAATACGCTTCATGAGGAAAAACGCTTTCCCTATTTCTTGTCATAATAAAAAGAACGCTACAACGCCTTCATGAGCTCATCTTCGATACCTGCTCCACCTGAATTGCCAAGAGTTCATGAACAAGGCGTTCCTGTTGATCACTTAAGTTTTAAACACAAAGCAGAATGTTTATATTTGCAGTGCAATAATCCAGATCATTTGGAAATTAAAGAAGAATTAGACCAAAATATTATTAAAAATTTAATAAAACAACCTGTTAAGGGGAGCTCAAAGCGCACACCCTGGAATTTCCATGAGATAGCTAAAGATCTCCCGGCTATGCAAAAGTTTCTAGTGTTCCTGAATTACTCGATGAGGGAAGCTTGCGTCAATTTTTCCTGTGGTAAATTCGAAAATCAACGTTATTGGCGTATAGGAGACGCTGACCCCGAGCTTAATTTCGATGTGACAAAATTTTTCATTGCGGAATGCTGGGGTATTCGCTACGACAAAGGCGAAGGCGTCGTTACTCACTGTCATTTTCCGCATATATTGAGTTTTTCTTACAATCTCAACACTCCCAAGGGTTCTGGACCATTAGTTATAGATAAAATGGATGGTTCTTCGGAATATATTGAAGCAAAAGAAGGGTCATTGACTATTTTCCTAGGATCACGGTTTCATAAGGTCGAACCAAAAGATCAACACGGCGAAGGACGTTGCTGTTTAGTGGGAAACATTGGCTATGGATAGAATATAGAATACGAAAAGTAGACGTTCTTGAAAAGCTTTGGCATCATCATTATTTAAAGCGCTAAGGATGGCAGGAACGGATCCAGCCATAGTAGCGCTGGGGCTTGGAGGTTCTATTCCGTCTGGGATTTCTACCGTTGAAGGGTATATGGATGCTGATAATTACGGGGAATTAATGCTGAATAGTTTAATTTCTAGTCTTCCCGCAGCAACTGGAATAGGTGGAGCAGGTTTAGTAGCAGCACTAGATCCGGTGTTACGTGAAAAAATGACCGCTGCAGGGCAAGCAGGCCAAGGAATGTGGGACGAGTGGAATATAGAAAGAAACTATAAGCAAAAGGTGAATGATTTAGAGAGGAGAGCCGCTGTCGCTAATCAGGCGGGAGATGTTCAAGAACAAATGAACATTTTAAAAGAAAGACTCGTAGTAGAAGCAGAATATGCAGAGACAATTGGAAATGTTCGTAGTTCGATAGGAGAATCAATTAATGCTCCGACCCCAGAACTAGATAGGGCTGTACAAGAAGAAGCACAAAGACAAGCTAAACGAACTGAACCAGAAGTGACTGTAGCAATGGATTCAGGAGATAAAATGCCAAAACAAGAATCTGCAGCAGATAAAATTCTGAAGAATCGCATGCGCCGAATGGGAGCTGCAGGTTTAATCGGATCCGTAGCCGGATTGCCTATTGCTTCGGCATTAATGAAAGATAGAGATCAAGGTTAATCAGTAGACTTGTAATACAGATATATCTCGTATAAATAGATGGCGCTTGGCGGTGTTGGACAGTTCCCTCAAAGAGGAGACGAGAATGATCCTCGCAGAGGTAGGCGTAGACCAATAATCAGACAAGAACCAATATTATCCAGAAGCGAAGAAGCCGCCCAACTCGCTGCGGAAGAAGAGTATTTACAGGGTGAAGTTAAAAAACGTATCAACAAATCTACGAATATAAAAAGAATACCACCTGATATTGTTACCACTGAAGAATACGCTTCGGCAACAGAAGTTCCACAAGGAGATCCAAAAGATCTACGTCCAAGAACTAGAAATCAAGGTGGATTAAAGGGTTTAATAGAAGGTCGGCCTTTAGGAATAGAGGAACTTAACTTGATAGATACGAATATGACTAAAGGTCGTATTCCTTCCAACTATTACCAACAAACTGAGATTGACGAGGTCACTGGAGAAGAAGTTCCACTAAAAGTAGCAATTAGAAACCCTGAAGTAAAAAGAAGTACAGACCTAAAGACAGCCAGTGACCTAGGGAATACAAGACAAAACGAGATCAAGAGGAAAAAGTTAACGAGTGACGGAGAGGTTGACCCTATTTATGAAACTTTGGTAGACAATAGGCGGTATGGAATTTCACCAACTGCTGGGAGCCTAGAAGATGAGAACAAAGCCAACTATATCAACTATCAAAGAGACCCTGAGGAGAAAAAAGATGGCGATATTAATCCATTAAATCTCGTTAAAACTGTTGATAGAAAAAAATGGTTTATTCCGGAAGAAACGGTTATCAGAGCCATTCCTAAAGATGGACAGAAAAAAGGGAGGATTATAGGGGTTAATCGTGACGTTGCTGAAAAGCAGAAGGTATTGACTAAAAATCCAGGCATCGATCCAACTATAAGAATTGATGCTTCCGGAGAAGGAGAAATGAAGCAGGGAGAGCTACTCGGTAAAGTTGCGGCTCAAATATTGAATGAAGCTAAAACGGAATTAATTGCTTTCGATAGTCCTAACTTAAGGCTTCTAGATCCAGAGGAAAAACTTGCGTATAATCAACAACAAGGATACGACCCTAAATCTAAGGAGGCAAGGAATCTTGTAGGAATAGTCATTAGGCCAAAGACGGTAAAAGTTCAGGGAGTAGGAACAAGAACAACGCAGGAAGTATTACCCGTCTTCGACTGGGTAGGTGCGGAGGATCAAGGAAAATATCGCATAGGTAATCCCATGTCTCGTGATGTGGAGTATCTTCGCAGCCAGGCCCACCGTCTCGGGCTCGCACCAACGACGATGAAGAGTCCTGTTAAGCAGAAGGTTGGGTCTAGGTGGGTGGCGAAGAGACAAACTATTTCTATGGGGGATATTAGGAAGGTTCAACAGCAGGGATATGTTTTCAGGCGCTTAGATGAGCGTGGTGCTCGTGCAGAAATGATACGGCCTGATGGAACAAAAACTTTATTAAACTTACTGCCTGACGGATCTGGATATCGTATAGCAGATTCTTATAGAACTTACGACACAGGAATTACTCAGCTACTAAATCAAGATAGAGATTCATATGCACGCCACGTCGGAGAGAAAGCCACGGGCATGAATACTATTGACTTCTACCATCAGTTAGCTGCCGGATCTTTCATGGTAGAACCTAAGGATGGTTCTCGTGCTGCTATGGATAATATTGCAGACGCAGTAATGACAGGCAAATTAAGAACTGCTAAAGGAGTGGTTGACGTTGATCCTCAAGAAATATTAAAACGATTCAAACCTGGGAGTGCTGCTCTTCAAGATTTACAAAGTACTATCAGGGCTAGATCCTCTAACAGTCGGGAATTAGATGTTATAGGAGAGGCAGCATTGACTAAAAAGAATCAAGCTGCTCGTGAATTATATGAAAACCTAAGTGATTACAAGGTGAAGATGGGTGCTGCTATGCCTGTCGATTTAGGTCGTGAGCTGATCATGGCTATTGGTAAAAAATATCAAATCGATCCAACAGAAGTTGCTATGTCTCTAAGAGAAGCACCTCTAGCTTTGGACGGACCGGACGAAGGAGGTAAGACGGAAATTCAAGAAGAAGAGAGAGACAGGAGAACTCGCAGAAGAAGTTCAGCAGAAGATGCTCAGACTGACTTCTCTGAAGCTATGGCAAATCAGATGACGATTAAAGATCCTAACAAAACACATAAAGCTGATCTAGAGAGTGGTTGGAATTTGTCTCGAGGAGTTAATACAAGTCGAGTTCTAGATACAAAAGAAAATCCAATTATCCCTGCAGGCTCTAATGCCGAGAAATACTGGGTAGAGAAAGGTTACCGACGTGGCCTAGGGGTTCCTTTAGAAGAAGGAAACGCAGAAGCAAATCGATTACGCAGGGCATATCAGATTGATCAGGAGTCTTCTAACATACCTCAGACCTCTTCTATAAATACTGCAAATGCTTCGCAGGTGAACGCCCCTGAGAAACCACTAACACCAATAGATTACAAGAGAGCAGAGGAAGCTCAAAGGGTTGCAAATTACCAAAGAGTTTCAGCGGAGACAGAAGCCGTAAGAGCAAGAAATACTTTGCTAGAAGGCTTAGGCACTCTAGATAAGGACGTAGGTTCTCCTGAGTATGACAAGGCTATGAATGACATTATGCAACGACTTCTTAGAAGACGACGCTAATGAAAAAACATACGTTTACAATTACCCCTGAAGATATGAGAAAACATACAGAACAGGGGTATGCGTTGCTTGGTGCCTTGACGAAGGACAATGGATTTGATCCTGTGTCTGTTGTAATTTTTTCAACATTGATCTTTAATACGCATACATGGCTGATGTATAAATATGTACTTAAAGGCCAGCCTCTTACAGGAGTAGAATTAAGAGATGAGTGAAGAAAAACGCAAAAAGGCTAAGGCTCTAGCTCAGGCTTTCAAGAAGATGAAAAAGCCTATGAGTAAAGGTGGTACTGGAGGTACATTCACTGCGGCTGCAACTAAGGCAGGACATGAGGATTCCCCAGAAGGTCGCAAGGCTTTTGCTAATGAAGTTTTAAAGAATAAAGAGGAGCATTCCGACAAGATGGTTAAGAAGGCTAATTTTTATAAGAACGTTATCTCTAAGTAATTAACATAGGTATAAACATCTTGGCTCCTATGGCGAACAGATCTCTTGACGTTACTTATGATCCTATTGATGACAAGTTATATGCTTCTAGGAAAATAAAAGGTATTGACAGAGTATTGCTGACTCCTTCTTCTAAGACTGTTACAGGTGGTACATATACATTGTCTGTGGATGATGCGGAAAGTTTGATATTGTTTGACACAGTTGATGTTGTCGTTACCTTGACCTCTGGCTCTTATAGGGTTGGATCTAAGATTTCCTTGTTATCTGGAGATTCGAATGAAGTAACTTTAGTTGGCAGTGGTGTGACTTTGTATTCCACAATTTCCAATACTTCCACGGCTAATACTTATAGAAATAATTTTTCTAACGCCAATATTAATTTGACATGTATTGGCACAGATAAATGGATAGTAGAAGGAGGTGTTACAGCAGACGAACAAAAATCATATACTGTCACGGCTGATAGCGGGAATTATGTCTTTAACGGTAGTGGATTAACTAATGCTACTAATCCATCGTTAACTTTAACGGTTGGGCAATTTCTGATGGTTGATAATCAATCTGGATCGTCTCATCCTTTCGTGGTCAAGAAAGGGAACGTAAGTGGTGCAGCTACTGGAGCTGGTCCTACATCCCCAGGTTGGGCTCGTTTAGAAAATAATAACCAACATGGATCAGATAATAAATTGCAGGTTTCGTTCAAAGAGTCAGGGGATTATTATTACATATGTCAAGCTCATAGCAGCATGAAAGGATCTATTACTGTTTCATAGGAGCAGTCTTCTCAAAGTAGTTAAGATAAGGAATATATAGTGCAGTCTTAGTGTGTCTTTCAGGATTAACAAAGATAGGGCGGCAGCAAGTCAAACGTTACGTCAAGCCGTTGAGAACCAACGGAATCTAGGAGAGCGTCCTGTTGATATAACAACTAGATCTGCAACCAGTCAATTAAAGCCTGATGATCGATTTGCTGGTGATATTTGGGATCCGGAATCAAGAGTAGGTATTACTGGCGAATTCGGAAAGCCAGCTAATACCGTGGCTGGACCTGAGGCTAGCGAAGTGGCTCAAAACAAACTGAAGCAATTCATGGAGATGTTTATGAGCAACTCTTTGAATGTTGAGAATTTCAACCCTGACCTAGGAATGGGAGCACCCGCTCCTGCACCTATCCCTAACGAGGAGCCAATCGTATAATGAGAAATCTTAGAAAAGCCGGACAGATCTTAGACATGATCAGGAAGGAAGTAGCTCCTGATGCAAGGTCGGCTCTTTTCCGTTTTGGCCCTGATGTCCTGTTTGGTGGAGCAGCAGCGATGAGGCTTCCCGAAAACGCTACGTGGGGTGAAAGGGGACTTGCTTTCGGAGAAGATGCAGGGGTAGGTCTAGCTGCTTCTCTCCTTGGAATTGGAGCTGGTATAGGTGCAGGTAGAGCTATGGGTTTGAGAGGTCAAAGATATCAGGATTTGGTCACTGCTTCAGATTTCATAGGTAGTGCGTTACCTGCGACAGGTATTTATAAATTCCCAATTTCACAGAAAATTTACGAAGATATAGCTAAACGTACTCCAGGGGCAGCAGCAGCTCCAGCTACGCAGGAAGAATTAATACAACGTGAACTTCAGCAGGCATTGCTCAGTGGAGCATTATCTGCAGGAGGGGCTCTCGTTTAATTATGAGTATCTTTGAAGACGCCTTCTTCACGAGTCCTCGTAACTATCAAGAGGCGAGGCGATCCGACGATTTAAAAAACCTAGGAAAGGTATATCAAAATACTCCTTTAGAAGATATTGCAGGGAGTTCTAGTGCTGTAGATACAGCAAGATTTTATTTACCTCATAATTTAGCTGAAAGTGATTTATTTAATTCAGCTATTAGGCAGTTGGATTATCTTCCAGTTAACAGAGAAGGGAATAGAGGAATTAGCGAAAAAATTCGAGATACCGTAGGCAAGATTCCTCTAGGGGGATTCCATCCTGACGAGAGAAAAGCTAGAGATCAATTCTTGGAGCAACGTCCTGAGGTAGCTCAAACTTATACAAGACCTTACCCAAAAGGACAGGCTCCTAGTGCAGGAGCTAGAGCACAGCAAATAGGTGGGGCTTTGGCTGCTGATGTAATGAGTGACGGACTCCGTAATATTTGGTGGTTTTTAAATGCTCCACAAGCATTAACACAGTTAACTTTGCTGGAAGGACTACATAGAGAACAGGTTGGAATGGAGAACCCTGGAACTAATGCATCAATCGGAGATCAAGAATTAGCGGCAAGACTGAAGCAGGTTAACCCAACAGACGAATCTTTACTTAAAAACAGGAATATTCGTTTAGCGGCTACTGTTCCAGCCATTATTGCTATGTCAACTGGTATTGGAAATATTGGAAGACCCGCAGGATACAAAGCAGTTCTTCCTAGTGAGAGCGATCCACGTAGAACCGATTCTCCTATTGGCGAATTAGTGAGTCGTTACTTCCTAGGACGGACAGGACGTTTACTTCCTTACGACGAATTCAGCAAAGAACGGCCAGATGTCTCTGAATCAGAGTACAGAAGGTACAAAGCTTACCAATTTGACAGAAAAACAGACTTAAACCCGTTCGATGATGGCACATTTAACATCTTGGGAGCCCTAAAAGGGACTGCTACAGGTATTCATGGCCCTGAAATAAACTTCATGGGTAAATCTATGCCTGCTGCAACCGCAATTTTACCTACATTGGCTGCAGCGGCGGGTGCACGCTACGGATTTAGGCGTGGAGCACGTAATATTGCTCGTGCAAAGGGACCATTAGAAGCTCAAAACCTAGCAAACGAGAAAATTAAGGCCATGAAAAAAGAACAAGATGATCTTAAGTACGCTAAGCCAGATACTCCAGAGATGGCTCGTCGAATAGCAGAGCCTACACGCATCGACGACTTAAGAAAAGAGATGCAACAAGAAAAAATAGTGAAAGAAACTGCAACTCGTGAAGGTCAGAAGGAAATGCTTTGGGAAATACTTAAATATGGTGGAGGTGCAGCAGCAGTAGGAGGCATTACAGGGCAGGGACTAGAATCTGTAAGACGAACCATGGGTACTGAGGACGTATAGGATGGCTTTTGGTATAACAGGTTTAGATGCTGTCGGAAGCAATTTAGGTATTAAGAAGGCGAGGAATATCCAAACTCAAAACAGAATGGCAGGTTCTGCTATGGCTAAGTTGATAGGAGATATAGAAAGCGAAAAGATTATCAATGAACATCAAGCAAAAGCCACTGAATATGCTGGAGCCCAAGCTGGAAAGGCTGCTCGAACAAAAGGTTTGACAAGTATGTTGGGATCAATTGCTAGTCCTTTCGTTAGTTGGGGCACGAATTCTCTCATGAATAACATGGGATCGAACTCCATGGGAAGTATGCCTAACAGTGCAGACTATGAAGTAAATCCAATTCGTTCAGACGACGGTATCTTTGGCATGCCTACATATGAGGACGCTTTGATGGATGCCAACCAATACGATTGGGGTTCAGATGCTGGATATGGTTCATCAAGCAGCACTAATCTTTTCGGATATAATTCACCTCATGCTTGGTAATATATAACTATGGCTTTTGATCTAGATCCAGTTGCAGTAATGAAGGCTCTCCAGAGTGAGAAGAGCTCTTCGTCGGGATTGCTCGGACCTGACCCGATGGCGTTTAAAGGTAGCTTTCCTTCAGCAGCTAAGGCATTCAGTAAGAATTTAGATCCTACAATTCAATCAGGATTGAAAGGTATTGGCTCTGGAGCTGATTCAGCTTTGTTTGGATTAAAAGAAGAAGCTGAAGCCAATATGGATGAATTGAGAATGGCTGGAGACCTATTAGGTAATAAAGCAAATGAAGAGATGGCTTATCGCAATAGATTGGCTAGCGAACGTTTCGCAAGACGCCAAGCTCAAGGAGCACAAGATGCCGCTTGGATGCAACTTGGAGGAACTGTTATAGGTACTGTCGCTGGGGTATTGATTTAGGATTATTCTTCGCTACCTTAAATAGAGTTGAATATTTTTAGTGAGAGATAAGTTAGAACGTACAGATCAGATTATTGATTCCTCTGTGAATCATTTTTTATCGACCATGGTTTGTTGGTCAGGTGGAAAAGACAGCATGGTTTTGTTACATCTCTTAAGGAGACATGGTATTAAAGTTCCTGTCATATTTTTCAGAGAACCGTGGCAGCCATTTAAATATGAATTTCAAGATCGAATTATTAGAGATTGGGAATTATTGGTTTATACATGGCATCCTTTCAAGTCTGCTATGCAGCGTGTAGATGATGAATTTGAAGTACAACATTGGTATAAACTTAATGACACGATACTGACCTGTCCCACAGGGATTGTGGAGCCAGCGGATGATCTGCCTTTTACAACTGCCTTAGATATTCTTAAGCGTCCCAAGCAAGCATCATTACGTGTTCCCTTTGTGGATGCTTTATGGATAGGACACAAGAACTGTGATTCAGATCCGATATTAGGAGGGGACGCGGGTACTCGAGTTGAAGTACGTGGAATGCCTGATGGTGTTGCTTCCTTGGTATTCCCTTTAAGGGAATGGACTCATGACGACGTATGGCAATACATTGAAGACTATGATGTGCCGTTTGATGAAAAACGCTACGAAAAAGTAGATGGTAAATGGAGAGAACGTCCAGAGAAGAGACATAACGCTGATTATGTCCATGCCTCTATTGAATGTGTAGACAACAGAGAGGGTGCTCCGAAGTTCTTTAAATGTAAGAAATTAAATATGACAGCAGAAAATGTTGCTCATTTAGTGCCGTGGGTAGAACCTGAGAAACTTCCTTACATGGAAGACTGATAGAATCTAAACAGTAGGCTTACTGTGTCTTTAAAGAATGTCTCAATATCGTAATATCCATGTAGACGATGGTGGTGTTCTGCCTAACAACTCTTGGAAAACAGCAGCCCAGACAGTGTCAACATTAGTTCCTTACGAACTATATAAAAACGTACAAGAAAAAACTGTTCCTAATCCAAGCACCTTCAGAAAGGCTGGAGCACCTGAGTGGTTAAGAGCTATGGGCAAGAACATAGATAGAGCAGGGATGGGAATGATTTATGGAGAAGCATTAGATACTGAAGCAGGAAGACAAGCAATTAGTAAGATTAAAGGTCCTGTGGGTTATGTAAAGGCTGGAATTAAAGGAACAATCCCCCGTGCAAGAGGTGTTGCAGGTATAGGCTCGTTGTTGGCTATTTTGGATGCTGCACAAGAATTGAGAGATCCTACAGATCCAACAGCAGTTAACGTGGCAGAGGCAGTCGGAAGCCTAGGAGGTACTGCAGGTGGAACAATGTTAGGAGGGGTGGTAGGTCAAACCTTATTACCATTCCTTCCAGGCGTTGGATGGGTTGTAGGAGCAGGTATAGGTGGAATGCTCGGAAGCGGAGCAGGTAAAGGTTTAGCGAGAGGTGCTTACAGTATTATCGATCCTAATGTTGACTTGAATCAACAGCTTAAGAGACAGGCTATTCAAAACGAAATCAACTCAGCAAGGTTAGGTCCAATGCAAGAGTTATTAGATCAGCAGTCAGCTCGTAGTAGACAGGCTCAACAGGACGCTATGATTGCTAACGCTATTGCCAATGCTCAATCTTCGGGTGCCTCAACGGTGAATACTATCCTTGGCGGAGGCTACTAAACATGGCAGTCTCTTTACCTAGCGGCTTTGGTAGCACAGCTCAAGCGTACTTAAATAATTTTCCTGGGG